GAAGTATTAGACATAGATATATATGAAGTAGGTTTTAGAATCGGTGCATTAAATAATGATGGCACAGTTACATACACACATACAGATGAAACAACACAAGAAAATGTATTAGAAGGACAAAGTAATAGCAATATACAAACTATGTTTGAAGATGTTGTTTATAATATTTACGATACTTTAGATACATTTATAGATAGTTTTACAATTACAATTAATGACTGGTCTTTACTTGATGACATATCATTTAAGTACATACAACCAACAACAACCACTACAACATTACCTCCACCACCAGAACCAGAGCCAGAACCTTACATACCTCCTCCACCAGAGCCAGAAACTTTTGTAATTATATTAGATAGTGGAGAAGAGGCAAAGTATGAACAACACGAGATAGATGATGGTACAGTAGAAAGAGATAATGAACGCCAAAAGAACTTAGAAATTTATGGTGTAGAACTAACTGATGAACAGATAGAACGAGGAGATTTAGAACAATATGACATTGAAATTATTGAAGAGGAAGACATGGGAGAACTCGGAGAAGAGTTTTTTGATGATGTTGTTATACCTGAGTATGTGGAAGTTGAGCTTACAGATGAAGAGATTGAAGAGCTTGACAAACAAATGGAAAGAGATGTTAAGAAACTTGAACTTGAAGAAGAAGTTGAGATATTTATATTTGAAGATGAAGAAGAATTTGAAGAGTTTATTGATACAATTATTGAAGTAGAAAAATTTTTAGAAGAGTTTGAAGAAGTAGAGATTATAATTATAGAAGATATAAAAGATTTAGATATTGATATAGATGACTGGAACACAGAGTTTGAAGAAATAGAAGATGAGGAAATAATAGAAGATGAGTTGGACAAAGAGATACCTAGAGATGACACCGATACAGAAGATGAACTTCAAGATGAAGAGGTATTTGTTGAGCCAATACCAGAAGATGTTGAGGAAGAACCTGTAGAAATCTTTGAGTTCTTTAAAGAAGAAAAGGTAATAGAGCTTACTGAAGAAGAACTAGAAGAAGAAGTTGCAGAGATAGAAGAAGTTATAGAAGAGATTATTGTAATAGATATACCTGAAGTAACTGAAGAAGAGTTAGAAGAATATACAGAAGAGGAGTTAGTTGAGTATGAAGAATCTAAAGAAGAAGCAATACAAGAGTATGTACAAGAACTTGAAACAGAAGAAGTAATAGAAGTTATTGAGGAAGTCAATGACATAGGTGTACAAAACCTAGAGCAAGTATCAGAAGAAGTACAAGAGATAGTCCAAGCTGTAGTAGAGGAAGCTATTGATGATATTGAAACACTTACAGAAGAACAGGTGGAGGTTGTTGCTGAAGTATTACAGGTACAGACTGAAGATGTTGAAATTATTGCAGAAGCAATACAAGAAGATGAAGTAGTAGCTGAAGCTGTTGAAGAATATGTAGAGAGAGCTGTAGAGAACGCAGATGTAGAAAACTATACACTTGCTGATGTTGTTACAGAGGTACAGTACGAATCATTCCTAGAAAATCCAATAGAAACATTTGTAGATTTAGATTTTGAAGGAGTAACAATAAGTAACATAGGAGATGATATGACACAAGACCAAAAAGAAAAAGCACAAGAGGTGGTAGTGCCAGTTATTTTGACTAGAATAGCTACTATGGCAGCTTTTGTATTTAGGAGAAGTCTATGATAAGTAAGTTATGGACCTGGTTTGTAGCAGCAATAAAAGAAACACTTAACCTTAGTTGGACTTTGGTTGGTTTAGTTATTGCTACGCTTACACTAACTGGTTCTGCACAGCAAATCACAGGACTTGCTACTATAATTACATTAGTTGTTTGGTTATTAACAATTAGTTTTAGAGATTAGGAGTTTATATGGACTGCTGTGGTAGTGGTTGCTGTGGTGATAAGTAATGTGGTTTGATAGTGTTTTACTAGATGACCTTGATAATGAATTAGATAATCATTGTAGGACATTTAAACACTCAAATGGATATACAAATGTAACCATTTGTAATTGTAAATATCCAAGTAAATAGGAGGAGAAATGAAACTAACAGTAGTAAGAACACAATTCGGAACAGATGCAACGAATGGTTTGCTGTTTATAGATGGTATCTTTGAATGCTATACATTAGAAGACCAATATCAAGCAGTAAAAGTAATGCACGAAACCTGTATACCAGAAGGTACATACGATATAGAGTTTAGAAAGACTGGTGGATTCCATGCCAAGTATTCTGAAAGATATAAGAATGCACATTATGGTATGTTACACATACAAGATGTACCTAACTTTACCTACATACTTATACATACAGGTAACACTGATGAACATACATCAGGTTGTTTAATTGTAGGAGAAACTCAACAAGACTTAGATAGTTCTAAAGATGGATTTATTGGTAGTAGTACAGTTGCATACAAGAAAATGTACGCAAAGGTAGCTAATCAATTATTACAAGGTAAGAAAGTTAGTATTGAATACACAACTATTGATAACCTGTTTAAACAAGGTGAAGAAGACAACACACCAAAAGACCAGACAGTATCATCTACCACAGTTTATGAAAAATTGCAGGAAATAAATGGAAATGTTTTAACAATTAAATCAAAACTCAGTGGAAAGGTAATAGAATGATGAAGGATAGATAAAACAATGTCAGATTTATTTGAGAAGAATAATAGAAGAAGAAGCCAAGAGGGTAAGTTTAAGAAGGACTTATGGTGGACTCCTTGGAATGAAGCATGGAGTTACAAAATGAGTGAAGACCTCAAAGATATGCTTGAACGAACTGCCTGGACCTTCATTGAAGCGTTCATTGGTGCATTAACAGTAGCACCTTTAGTTGGTGTAGAAGCTGAAACAATTCAGTTAGCTGCATTAGCAGGTGGTGGTGCTGCATTAGCAGTTATCAAGACATACGCAAAAAAACAAATATCTAAATAAAAATATTGTCTTCCTAGCCCTGTATAATGATATTGACAGGGCAAAGGAGGTATCATGCCTAAAGTACCAGAAGAATGGGGTAACAACTTCTACAAATCTGGATGGAAACCTGGCGTAGACATCAATGACCACACTGGTCAAGGTGAAATCACACATGTAGGAACAGACCCAAATTACAATAACAAGTTTGATGAGATACTCAGGCAATGGGGCTATGACCCAAAACTATATGAGATTGAAGGTACAGTAAGGTCATCTTCATGGCAAGTTCAATTAAAAGGTGGAAGAACAGAAACATTTTTTGCATTTAAAGGACTTGTAAAAAAGAAAAAACCTGGACAAGATAAATACTTTCAAGCATTGTTTAAACAAGCAGGTAGAAAACCAACACTAAAACCTAAAACACATGGAGGTGACACTGCTTTTTTGTTCTTTATGGCAGACTGGCAGCTTGGAAAAAAAGATTATGGTGTTGAGAACACTATCAAAAGATATGACATAGCACTACAAGATTCAGTAAACAGAATAAAAGAACTGCGTAAGTCAGGTGTAATGATAGATGAGATATACATGATAGGTCTGGGTGACCTAACAGAAAACTGTTATGGATTCTATGACAGCCAACCATTTAATATTGAACTGACACTGATAGAACAGTATGCGTTGGCTAGGTCAATGATGATGAAAACCATAGAAACATTTCTACCTCATGCTGATAAATTAACATTGGCAGGATGTCCAGGAAATCATGGAGAAGCATCTCGTTCTCAGAAAGGTCAAGTTGTTACTGATAGGTTAGACAACACAGACACAATGCACTTGCAAATATGTGAAGAAATAATGAAGGCTAACCCAGATAGATATAAAAAAGTATCGGTAGATATACCTGATGGATTTCATCAAGTCATGGACATCAAAGGCATAACTTGTGGGTGGACACATGGACACATGACAGGGTTCAGTGGTGGTAATCCTGAAAACAAAATAGAAAATTGGTGGAAGGGTCAGATGTATGGCTTTCTTCCTGCAGGTGAATGTCAGATTTTAATTACTGGTCACTACCATCACTTTCGTGCAAAGCAACAGGGTGATAGGACTTGGTTTCAATCTCCTAGTTTAGATAAGTCATTGGACTTTACTGCAAGAAGTGGTATGTGGAGTCATCCAGGTGTGCTTACTTTTACAGTAAACAAAAAAGGTTGGGATAATCTAAAAATTCTGTAGTACATAGTGCCACAATAAAAAACTATTGGCTTAGAATCAAACCTCAGTGGTCTAAATGTTCAGTGTTTATAGGCTTAAATTGGTATTTCTTTGTAGGGTTTTTTATTACCTATAAAATCTAATTCAGGATAATACTTCATAGGTATATCATCATTCATCCATATATCTCGTAAGTCTAAATGATTAAACCATTTAGGGTCTGCATATCTGTTTGCAAAATACATTAGTCCTACTTTAACTTCTTTGTAGCGAGAACCTTTGTAAGCCATCTCTTGTATTTTGTAGTAGTCTTCCTCTTTTAATCTGTTTGTACCCTTGACTTCTATAAAATATATAAAGCCATTTTTAACCATGATATAATCAGGTAGTAAAAGAATCTTTGTAGCAAACCAAAACAAATCTAGCTTATTGTTCTTTGGGTCTGTACCTACTTTAATCCAATCTTTGTACTCTTCATTTCCTCCTGCTTCCAAATACTTTTGCATTGATATGTCAGCCATGTCTTCACCAGAGTTTCTATCTTCGTATGAGTCTTTGTATGTACTACCCATTAGAAAGGTTTACCATCTGTTCGTTTTTTATTACTACCAAACTTATCCATTAACAACTCTCTTATGTTTGCTACAGTTCTTTTTCTTTGGTCCTCTAATAAAGTAATCATATCTTTTAAATCACCCAATGAAACTGCTTGATTATATTTTTGCTTTGTAGTTACAAATGTAATATCAATATAATATAAGTCATCCCACTTTAAATAGATTTCACCTTCTGCATTAGGTAACATAAACTTTATACCACCTCGTTCTTTGTCTAGTTGTTTAAACACCCAGTCATTCATGTCTATTTCTTTTTGATTAAATATATTAATCAATCCATTGAAACCATAATCTGATTCTTTAGAATGGTATTTCATCTTGTATTCCTCCTTGTCTTTTCTTTTGTAGTAACGCATGACACTCCTTGTATGACCATGCGTGTGGGTTGTTATCATTTTGCAGCTTATATCTTCTACCACAATAGATGTCACCCTCTGTATCAATATAGGTTATGTTGCGTAAACCCTTACAGTCATAAGGGCTTTTGCATTTTGTATCTGGCTCTGGTGTTATGTCAAAATTATGTTCAGGAAACCTGTCTTTAATTTTTTTTATAAGGTCGTTTAAACTACCTCCACCTGCTTGTTCTAAAGCCATTCTTTAGGGCAGTCTGTGTTACCCCAAGCTACCCATCCACAACCTTTTTTACCTTGATATGTACTGCAACTCCAACTTGGAATTGCTCCAAATTTTTCTGGGTCTTTATCTTTCTTCTCCCTGTTGTCCTCTATCCACTGTGATTCATTACACTCAGGGCATGTAGGTATTACTTTTTCTATCACTTCTCCAAACACTTCTTCTATCGGATTAGTTTTTTTTTCTGAAGCTTCCTCAAATAAATCTAAGAATTTACTCATCTCATCATTAGTCCATGACTCAACATCATTAGATAATTTAGATTTTTTAAAGGCTTCTGCTTTATATGTATCGGCTACATCTTTACTAAAACCAAAACCTGCAATAACTTTATTCAGTTGTTTAGCATTCTTGCCCTCAGTTTTTTCTGATACCATTTCAGCAGCAACCTTTTCCATAGCTTCTTGTTCTTTCTTAGTAGGTTTCTTTACTGGTTTCTTTTCTACTTGCACCTTAGACATTTCTTCTCTACTTGGTCTAGGTTTATTAGTTCCTTGATAGTTCCAATTACTTAAAGCTCTACCTAAACTCGAAGTTTCGGCATTTTCCATCCAAGCATCTGCATTAGCAAATCCACCTTGTCCTTTAGTTTCTTGTGCTATACCAGTGCTTACTGGTCTTGCATCCTCCATGTCTTTAAATATTTCAGACCTTATTGTTACGCATGTTCCATCCTCTGTAATATGTATAACTTGTGTGTCTAATCTACCATTTGGAAAATCTTTCCAAAATTTTTTAAGTCTATCTTCTACTGTTTCGTAGTTGTTTAAATCAAACTTAGGCATTACTCCTCCTCTTCTTTGTTGTCTTCAATTATTTTGTATACCCTCTGTCGTGTCATGTTCAATGCTTGTGCGATATTTATTGCTGACATACCATTAGCATAACAAAATACAATGACACTTTTTCTTTCTTTGTGTAGCTCGTTTAAACTACTTGTCTTTAGGTCAATTTTTTTCTGTATGAATTTTAATTTTTGAATCAAGGTTGGTTTATCTAAGTTCATTAAAATCATCCTCATACATATCTCTTTGTAATTCATCTATAAAATCAACTGCATCTTCGCTTAACTTTATATATCTAAATGGTCTGTTATCCCATATCCACATAACGCTTTCAACTATCAAAGCTGTAGCCATGTATAATACAAACCACGCAATTATAATTTGGATTGGAATCCAATAGTAATCTGTCATTACTCCTCCTCTTCTTTCTTTTCTTGCTTGTTAATTTCGTTTGCTATTTTAATAGTGTTCTCATTATGGTCACTGACAAACTCATCTAATAATTCTCTGAGTCTTTGGGGGTTAGTCTTTGTTAGTGTAATAGACTTCTCCACCTTCTGACCACCACAAGCATTTGCTAATTTAATAGCCCATGTCTTTAATGATTTGGGGTCATCAAACATATTAGCCATAGCTACTTCCTCCTCTTCTATTTAGTATTGATTATTTAGAAGTTTCTATCTTTTGAAACTTCACTATAAACATACTGCCATAATCTTTGAGTTCTCTTACCTTGCACTTTGCATCATGCTCGTTGTCAAACTCCCATGTCATTCTGCCACCATACATACTGACACTTATTACTTGATATATCATAGTTCTCCTATGTCAATCCTTGTTTAATTATAGTGTCCTCCTTGTCTATTTGTGTAGACAATAATAATTTTTAGTAGAGGTAAGGTGCAGGTCAAACAATGAAATATCCTGCACCTTGTTTAAACTACTCTTATATTTCTTTAGGTTCTAATGTAAATTCTTCAGGGTTTGTATAATCTATAAGTTTAAAATACCCACCCTCTTTTGATACTTCTTCTACTGCATTTATAATTTCTGTAAAATTATCCATGTTGTGTTCTCCTGCAATAGTAAGAGTAAAAGATTCTACTTTTATTCTATCTTTAATACCAGGCATTACTCACCTCCCTTGTCTTCTACTACAACTCTTTTCATAGTTGTCTTACCTTCTCTAAATGCTTTCATGTGTATCTGTGCTTCATCATATCTGTAGCCTCTGCGTAGGCACAACCACAGTTGTTGTGCAGCCTCTGTAGCATTTTGTAACTTGTCCTCTACTTCTTTTATTGATACTGTGTAGAAATGTTCTACTGTCCAATGTTCGTGTAAGGTCTTGTCTTCAATAGTTGTAGTTAGATTATTATCTATCTCATCTAATTCAAACCTACCACTTTCTTTAACCCACTCATTGTGCCTACTAATTACTTCAGCTTCTGTGCCTACACAATACTCACCATCTTCATAACTTAAACGATATAATTTAATATCCATTGTTTTCCTTTCTTGTTTAAACAAGGTAAGGAGGATGGGCTGAATCCTCCTACCTTGTTATCCTGTTTTACTTTTCTAGGTATTCTTTTCTTGTAATCGTACCTGCTGTAGTCATACTCCAATGACCTACTAATGTTTCTACAGTTCCATCTGTCATGTAGAATTTAGTTATCCATTGGTTTCTTCTCTTGTCGTTAGGGTCTTTCCCTTTATGTTGTGCGATTCCTTCTCTTCTATATCCATCACCAACACCAGTTTGAATCTCTGCTAGGTTGATTCCTTGGAAGTGTTCTTCCTTCCAGTTAGATTGAAGTCCTGCTTCAAGACCTAATAGTTTCTCCTCTGCATCTTCGTTCTTCCAGTCTGGCTCAAAGTTTCCATCTTCATCACAATCCCTGTAGTATTGTGAATCAATTATGTCTTGGTCTGTATCTTCTGTGATTTCTACTGCCTCGTTTAAACTAGCATCCCAGTAGTACCTACCAGTTTCACATTTGACTTTGTCAATCATGCTCGGAAAGTGCTTGTAAATATCTGGGTGTTTCCCATCATTCCAATTACCTCTGTATCTTTCATCAAGGGCTTTCCTCTCCTCTGCAATTAGCAGCATGTCAAGACACTTGTTTGCGAAAGAGATTACTTGTTCTTTATTATCAAAATAAATACTGAATCCTCCATCTCGTGTGCCTCTGCTTCTGTCTTCCTGTTCTACCCTGGCATGTCCATTGACACTAATCCCTGCACCATGTCTTTGGTCTGTCACATAGAAGCCTTGTTTAAACAAGTCCTCATTGTAAGAATATATCCCATCAATACTTAAAGAAACAAAGTCTAACTTATCATCAAAGTCAACTTTTTTCCTTGGGTTGTGTGTGACTGCATCATTTTCTTCCCATGCGCTTCTTACATTGTTTTGTGTATCACCATCTATGCGTACTGCGCTGACATCCTCATTAAATTTCTGAGTGTCTGCAATATCCATAGCTTGTCCTTTTGTTATTGTTTCTTTTATTTCGTTGCTCATTGTTTAAACAACTCCTTCCTTTTCTGTTCTTTGTTTGTGCATTATCGGCTGATACTTTGGGATAAAATATTCTGACATATATTTAGCCCACGCTTTATTCTGCCAATCTTCAAATAACAAATCCCATGACCCATGAGTCATGTGTTCTGCTACCTTGTTTAAACACTGTTGCTTCGTGTATTCAAAATACATTCTGTCACCATCCTCTTGGATGTTCCATTGTTTAAACAGTTCTTCTTTAGTTCCCTCTAATTTTTTCTGATTAGAGAAATCTAAAATCTTATTTGTTTTTTTGTTTAATAAGAATGCGTGTCCACCCCACCATTCTGCTGCCATCTCTCTGACTGCGTGTACTAGCACCCATTCTTGACTGTCCTTCTCTTCCATCTCCAAAAGTTTCCACAAGTTTGCGTAATAACAGTTTGAAAAATCTACACCTCTTTTGCCCTTCATTGTTTAAACAGCCTGTCTTTCTGTTTGTAATTGTATTCCCAGAAATAAACCTGTAAGAAATTTGTTCATCTCTCCTGCTGTCATTCTTGGGCTTAGGTCTGTTTCTGCTCCACCATCATTAACAATTTTTGTTAGTTGATAGCCACCATTACTGATATCTAGTTTAAACATACCCTTTCTTGATTTAAGTTCCCCTTCTGAATCCCTAAACCATATTGTCTGTTCTTTATTGATACTCATATTAAGTACATCAACAGATTTTTCTAATTTTTTTCTAGTCACTTTCATAATCTCTCTTTCTTGTTTGTTACTACTAACCTTACCATCTATTAGATTTATGCAAACAATTATTTACATAATAATCTAAAAATATCCTTGACAAGACAACACCTGTTTAAACAAGGTGACAGGAATCTGCATACTACTACATATAGTATGTCCTAATTTGCTCTGTATGGTCTTGATATGACAACTCTGGTAGACAGTAGCCTAATGAATAAGATGCTCTTAAATCGCTTGTATCGTGTAAATAGAGGCAAACAAAAAACCCTCCGAAGAGGGCTTCTTGTTTGTTAGGGAGATTTAATTTATTGGTATATATCTTGTGTGACCTCCGATTCTATTGATACATCACCCATACAGACTGGGCAACAAATTGTATCGGCTTGTTTAAACACTACAGCCGAAGAGAGTCTAAAGATTGTGCCGAATCCTTGTCTAATACTGGCTCTAGTAGCACCTTCACAATTCATGTCAATACAAGCAATCTTTACCATTCTTGTAGTTTGTCTTTTACCTTTATCAGTAAAAGCAACATGAGGGTAAGTACCATTTTGCACTAACCAATTTTCAATGAGTTGTTTAAACTCTGTTGTCGCTTTTGTTGCTGTTGCAATTCCTCCTAGTTTAAACGCATCAAAGACCAATAAGGGAAAGTTACCTTTATGACCTTCACTCTCATTACATAAAGCGTGTGCAACTTCATGTGCAACTATTGCTAGTGCATCATAAGTGTTGCTTGTTTCTCTATCTATTTCTATTTTTCTATAGGAATCGGAAGCCCAACCTTTTGGATAGCACAAGCCAATGGCGTGTGACCCTCCATTAGAATTGGTTACTCTCTTTCTTCCTCTGGTGTCACTAATGTGAATCTGGATACCTTTTCCAGCATTAGATTTGTCACCATACTTAGAAGCGTTACCAATTTCCAAAATATACTCACCAAACTTTTGTAAGTATGCTTCAGGCTTTAGCTCTGATTTGTCTAAGTGTTCTATATGTACTGGATTTTTAGCCTCCAATAATCTAGAGTTTTGGTTTAGATTTGTCTTCATTGTTTCCTCTTTCTTTTGTATACTCCAGTTTACACTATATCCAGTTTAAACAATGTATTTATTTGAGAAATTTATTAACAGGCTATCCCCTTCTTGTAAGTGTTTAAACAAGGTACATTGTCTATGTATATGGTCACAAAGTGAGGTCAATGTTTACTAGGTTTAGCCCAGTGTTTATAGGCAACGCAACATAATACATATTATAGGACAATGGTTAATTAGGGGGGGTTTAATGTTGACCCCCTTGTGATGTGATGTGTACCCTCAGAAAATATGCTGTTAAAGGGTGTACTATATATTGTGGTACTACATGTAGTAGTGTACTAAATAGAGTATATT